GAAGAAGCTAGATATCTATTTGATCCTACTTTTTTCTTTAAAATTAGATATGGTAACAATCCAAGAGACTATCAAGAAGCACCTTTGCTTTGCACTTCTAGATCACTAGCTGCAAGACAATGTCGTCAGTCTGGTAAGTCTCTTGCTTTTATGTTTAAGATATTGCATTTTGTTTTAACTAATAGCAATAAATCAGTTCTAATTGTATGTCCTCAAGAAACTCAGATTAAGAAGCTTTGGGATGAATATATTTTTAGAGACTGTATTGATAAGCATCCAGATCTACTAAAATCAGTAGTTTCAAGATCTCAGAAGCCTAACTATGTTGTTAAGTTTGATAATGGATCTAAGATCATACTTATGATTGCAGGCCCAGGTGTTCGTTCTCAGACTGCTGACTGGATCTATATTGACGAAGCAGCAATGATTCCAACAGAAACACTTAATGATATTCTTATGACTATCGCTTCTAAAGGCTTAGAGGCGCAAGTATTGATGACCTCTACTCCTAAAGGTAGAGCGAATATTTTTTACCAGGCTTGCCAGGAAGATTCTGAGTTCAATGAGTATCATGTTTCTATTCATCAAATTCCAGATATGATTCCTTTGATTCCTAAGTTTAAGAAAATGCTTGGTGAGTCAGGATTTGTACAAGAATGTGAAGCTGGATTCCCTGACTCTGCTGGAGGACCATTTAACTTAAGAGGCATCTCACTTGCAAGACATCCATATGTTTATGGGGATTTCACAAGAACTAATGATGCAATATATATTGGTGGAGTAGACTGGAATGGACCTAATGTTGGAACATACTTCTATGTAATTGCTTTTAATCCAGGCACTCTAGAAGTTGTAGTTGTTGATAAGAAAGTAGTATCATCTGCTCAATGGAACTCAACAGTAGCTAAAGAAACACTAAAAGAACTAAATAGAAAGTGGCAACCAGCACACTGGATGTGTGACTATGGATATGGTCACTCTCTAATAGAAGAAATAAAAGTATGGTCAATGCAGCAAGAGCATTTACCTCCTAATCATCCAGATGTAAAACTTAAGCATATTATTGATGCAGTTAATTTTGGAGAATGGCTTTCAGTTGAAGATCCATTTACTGGAGAAGAAACTAAGAAAACTACTAAATCCTTTATTGTGGGACAGGTATCTAGATTATTTGAACCAACACCAGCAAATATTGTTAAAGTCTCATTTTCAGATGAAGATGAAGAACTTAAAAAATGTTTAGAGGCATATAAGCTTCTTCAAATCACTGATAAAGGAACTGAAAAGTATGGATTTGATAAAAAGGATCAGATTGAAGATCATGCAATAGATGCTTTTATTCTTGCATGTTACGGCATTACAAAGTATTATAATGAATTGTTTAGACGCATGATATTTGAGTCAGCAATTCTTGATGCCAGAGAGATTCTTAAGCCAATGAATGACATGGGCGATCAAAAAGTAATATATGCTGGCAGTATTGTTTTATTAACAGATAACCATCCAGAATCAATTATGCTAGATGAAAGAGATATCAAAGATCCAACAGAAGGTAAAGATCCATTAATCATATCTAGAGGCTTTAGCAAGGACATGATTAAAAGGAAGCATAATGTTGGAAGTCTCTCATCTATAATGAAGTCTCGCGGTGGACTAATCAGAAGAGTATAGTGGAGAAAAAATGGCAATTCAATTATTCCAAGAACAGATACCTTTCTCAAGTCAAAGACTAAACCATCCAGTCAGTCAAAATGGCGCTTTTACTAATCCAGTAATTATGCCTTTTGCTTTTGATTTTACAACATATGGGAATACGCTTGAGATTGTTATTTATATAAGAAACAATTCTCAACAAAAAGTATATAAAAATGTTGTAATAGGGCTCATGAAAAGAACTGCAGGAACTCCAACTCCAGTTGTTGCATCTCTAGAGGAAAGCTTTGCCTTGGGACAGATCCTTAATGTAAATGGACAGGAATGCCCAATTTCTTGGTCTGTAGATCAGGCTCCTAGTTTAGATCCAGTAGTTAGTATTGCTGGTGATAATTATTATAGTAACTTTTTCCCAATCTATAACTATAATTATATTGATGGGAATGGAGACTATCAAGAAGTAGAAAGTGACTCTAACATCAATGTAAAGTTTAGTTATGGATATGATGAGCTATCTCAGGTTGAATGGGATAAGGCATCTTCTATACTTGCTATTCCATCTATTGGGACACTTCCTACACTTGAAAATCCTGCAGGCATGTATGATATTTCTTATGCTCCAGTTAGAATGAGAATTAACTGGAAAGCTAGAACAGCTGGAACAACAATCAGAGATTATTTTATTAATATTGCTTATGAAGAAGAAGTTACTCTTGGAGAATAAGAATGTCTGACAGAATTAATGTCGAGTTTCAGCCTGCAAAAATTAGAGTAGATAAAATTGGGAAAAATACTAATTTATCTAATGAAGAATTAGGGGAAATAAAGATAGCCTCTAAACTTGTCAGGCATCTTAATATGATTCAAGAGTATAAAGACAGAATAGATGCAATTGACTACATGATAAAAACAGCGAAAGAAAAAGCAGGTAATCCAGAATTTAGCACAGAAAACCAAAAGGTTAAAGTTGCGATACAAAATATGTCAGGCATAAAAGATTTAAATATTGTAGACTTTGAATTATTTGAGAAAAGTATTGATATTTTACTAGAAGCATATGAAGAACAGGCTCTAGTATCTATTACTGGAGTCCTAAATGCTTAATATTGTTTCTGCTACTGCTTCAATGACAATGCTAATAGCTTCTGGTAATATTACCTCTTCAAGCAATCTTCCAATGATTTCAAGTAAGGCAACAAGAAAAACTCAGTCAACTGGAGCTTATGATTTAATTTTTCCAGACTTGCATATAGACTTCCCAAGTAGAGCTGAAGTTCAAGTTTGTATAGATGCAGCATTTAAGCTACATCATAGCACAATTCCACATGCAGGACTGTTTTCATCTACTGGGGGAGCAACACTTGTTGTACCTCCAGCTCCTATCCCTAGAGAAAGTATGGTTGGATTTTGTCTTGTAAGAGCAATGAGTATTGTGAATGCAATTGGGTATGAGGTATAATGAATAAGTATACAAATGCAAAAATTATATTTGATTTTTATATGAATAAACTCCAAGAAGATACTTCTATTCAAGGGAATCTATCTGCAATGCAGTTTGCTAATCTTAAACTATTAAAGCTTAGAACAAATAGCCTATTGAATAGTCTATATTCTTATAAGATAAAAGTGGACGAATAATGAGTATTGCAGAGTTCACATATAAAGATCAGTATGATAGCCTATCTGATGCAGTAGAAGGTGGCATCAATGGCAATCCATATACATTTGCAATGAATAATTCTGAATATACTATTAGTGGTGGAGCAATAGCTGCTATTTATAATAGAGTTAATCAGCTTGGAAGAAGAGGAATTGCAACAACTAATGCAAGGAAATGGGCAAGTGGTGAAGGCGATGGTGAGCCATTAGCTGATGCTTCTAACTTATTTGGAGAAGCTATATTTAATGCATCGATTGGAGCAGTAAGAAATATTGCAGATTATATGGTTCCATCATCTTTGGCTTTAGATACATTTGATGAACTTGGAAAGCAAATTGATGAGCTTATTGAAGAATCTTTTTCCATGCAAGCATTCGCATTAAAGGGAACAGATATTACGTGCGCTATTTTTTGTGTGCTTATGAGTTTTTTATCATGTAGTGAAAGAAATCAGTTATATGAAAATATAGAAGCTATAAAAGCTCAAAGTTTGGGACTAGCAAAGGCCTCAGAAGCAATTACTGAAGCAGCTTATATCGTGAATACAACAATAGCGACATTAGGTGATGCAATAAATGGAACTAATGATTTATTTAGCCTAGGCAAAAAAGATAAAGATACAGGAACTGGAGCAGGTGGAATGGCTGCAACATTAATGGCAGTTCCAAGTGCTCTAGAAGCTACAGTTGATATGTTTAAAAAGTCAATTGAATTAATTAATAAAGCAAAAGTTACTATGCCTGTTGATATAAATGGGTCTTTATGGGATTATGCACAGAATGCTCTTTTTTTACTTCAAAGCATGGCAGTTAATATTGCAGATGAAGCATTGTCAAAGATTACAAATCCAGTAGAAGAAAAAATTAAACAGATGCAGCCAATTAATTGTGTTGGTAATCTCGCTGCAGTATTTTTTAATAAACTACTTGACTCTGTAAAGCTTTTTAAACAATGGATCTTGAAGTTAATTGCTGACATTTTTGCTGAATCAAAAGCATTCAATATCCAGTTTAAAACATTTAATGTTCACTTAAAATATCTTTTAGAGATATCAGCCTTTTTAGAAGCACTACATCTTGTTCTTTCTAGATTTGGAGATTTAGCAATTGCATGTGGAGTAACTCCATGCACTAAAGATTCCTCATCTCCACAAAGACAAGGAATTCCAATGATAGTAAGTACAGGGCCATCAAAAATAATTTCAGGTGACTTAGCAATAACTGCAGATACACTAGATGATTTAGCAGAAAAACTATCTCCAATATTAAATAAATCTATTGCAGACATAATTGTTACTCCAGAAGAAATAAAAACTATCAATAGAATCAATAACTTACCAAGAAAACTTGCTAACTCGATTGATTCTGTTGCAAAAGAACTTGGTAGTGACTATCAAATCTACCTTAATAACAATAATGCAACAATAGTCCATTCATTTAAAAGAACCTGTGGAGTGTAAGAATGAATCCAAAATTTGAACCAAATGCTAAGTCTGTAAGTTTTGCAAAACAATATATTAGATTATTAGATTCTGATGTATCTCCAATTGCAAAAAAAGAAGACAAGCCAAATCCAGTAATTATTTCAAAGTTAGCAAAAAAGATTAAAACTATTGCTCCACCGATACCAAGATATTTTGAGACACCCTCTCAGATTACAAATACTTATAGTGAAGCAGAATATGATATTAGTTCTATTTTTAAGCTTTTAAAATATGAAGCTTACTTCATGAAGTCAGTACAGAAAAAATTAAGCCTCTTGGTGAAATCTGGCTTTGCCTTACACAGCAATAATGATGAAATAAAAAAGTATTTAAATGCTAGATTCACAATGATGTTTTTACAAACAAATGTTTCTCTAAAGAGCCTTATTACTCAGATTGCTATGTATCTTATTATATGTAGTAATGCTTTTATTATTAAGGTTAGAGATAAA